GTGCGCGGTACGCATGTCAGCCACCTGCACGCCCTTCGGCAGCCGCACGCCAGCGCCCGGAGAGACTTCTCGCTCCGGGTATCGGCTCGACGTGGGCAGCGAAAAGGCCATGCGCGGCTATCCGTGGGTTTGGTCCCAGGGCGTGCGACCGAGTGAGGTATCCCAATACGGCTGATCGTTCGGGTCGGAGTTCTGCGCGCCGCCCGCCGCCTGGAGCTTCGCCAGCGCGGCCCGGAGTTCTTCGATCTGGCCGTTGGCCCCGCCTTCCGCCACGACGCCGCTCGGCGACTTGTACTGGAACATGTCGGGCTTGAGGCCCGTGGCCGACGGGGCCGGGCCCTCCGCCGGGATTTCCGGCAGGAAGTTCTGAAACTGGCCGTACTCCCACGGGCTGCCAATCGTGGAGCCCGCGCCCGCCACCGGCAGGCCCTCCATCGGAGCCGCGTTCTCGTACAAGGCTTCGGGATTTCCGCCGCCGCCACCACCACCTGAACCCATAGCTGTTCTCCCGTCACATTCCCGGCATCATCTTGGCGAGCCCGCCCACCATGCTGAAGATGCCTGCGTTGGTTTGAGCGGCAGCCGCGCTCTCGGCTTTGTAATTATCTGAAATATATTGCCCGATGTTCGACGGGTTGATCGGCGAGCTTTGGAAACCCTGGAATTGCGGGACGGTCGCCTGCGAGGCGTTCATCATCGCGCTGATTTCGTTGATCGGCTGGTTGCGCAGCGCAATGTCTTCCGTCGCCTGCGCCTGCCGCACGTTGTTGTAGTAGTCCGACAGCGCCTTATCCATGTTGAAGCGGCCAGTGGCGACATCGTTGTAGGCGGCCTGCGATTTGCGGCTCTCGTCGCCCGACGCCAGGAACGCCTGCCGGGACTGTTCGGCACGGCTGTCGTCGCGCTGCATCTGGTAGTTGCCGTAGCCCTTGCCGCCGACCGAAAGCCCGCGCGCGGCAAGCTGCGCCTCCTGCGCCTTCTCGGTTGGCGCTACGCTGCGGTTGTAGCTATCCATCATCGCTTTTTCGACGGAGGCTCGATCCGTCGGCGTCTGGTCCTGCCGCAACTCCTGCGTCTTGAGGCCGGTCTGCCACTGCTGCCACTTGCTGGGGTCGAGGCTCTGGTTGAGGTGGTCGCGCAGCTTCGCCGACTGCTCGACGGCGGTGGTGCCGAGGTTGTATTTGCTCTGCGTTTCGAGGCCGTGCAGCTTTTGCTGATCCGGCGCAAGCGAGGTGGTGCGCTGGTAGCGCGGCGCGTAGCCGCTGATCCTGCCGTTGGTGTAGATCGGCACCTGCTCGATGGCTTGGTAGCTCACCGTGCCGTAGGGATTGATCTCGTTGGCGTTGCCGCTGACGCTGTTGTACTGGCTCGCCGACTGGTTCTGCGCGTTCTGCGCCGCAGCGGTTGCATACGGATCGGGAGGTGAGGGGCTCGAAACCATCAATGCACCTTTTCGTAAGTCTCGGCGGTCAGCGCAGAGGCCGCCCACACGGTCGGGCCCGCGTAGCCCGGAAGATATTTGCAGTCGTCGCGGAGCATCCCGTAGCACAGCACATCGCGTGAGCCCTCAAGGCCCATGCGGCGATAGCCCTCGTACACGAAACCCATCCGCTGCACCTGCCGCAGGGCCCGCTCGTTGTGCGGCTCGACCTCTGCGGTCAGTCTCCGGGCCTGCGAGAACAGCGCCGTGAAGATCGCGCGTAGCGTGCGCCGCGACATGCAGCGGGGGTCACGCACCAGCACGGTGACGTAACCTTCCCACGGGTACTTGAACTCGGTGGCGAACACCCCGGTGATGTCGCCCACGTCGTCGAGCGCCCACGCCGAGAACCAGCGCGGAGCCTTCATGACCCACGGCATGAAATTGATGTTCAGATGCTCGGTGAGAAGCTCCTTGCCGTAGTCGGGAAGATCGCCGAACTGGACCCTCATACCAGGCCCCCGAGTTCGTAAATCACATCGACGCCGGTAATGGAGAAGGTCGCGCCCCGCGTGTTGACGCGCACCCGCACCGCGCCGACGCGCCCGAGCCCTGTCACCCCCTGCCAGTTCTGGCGCGGCTGCGCGCTCGACGCCCACTCCGCGGTGTTCCACTCCGCGGTATTCCATTCGGCACCGCCCGAGGGCCCCAGCGTGACCTCCGGCTGGTTGGTCGGCGGCATGTTGTTGTAGTCCACCTCAAGGTCCATGAAGGGGCGCGGCAGACCGTCGGTCAGCGTGTAGAGCCGCACCATCTTGAAGCTCTTCTTCTGCACGCTTTTGAAGGTGGACCACGCGAAGCGCACGTCCGACAGGATGGGGGTGCCGTTGTCGTTCAGGTACTCGGTGCCGCCGACGTATATCTTGCCGTCTTCGGAGCCGAAGTAGGCGTGGTTGTTGAGCCAGCCCCAGCAACGCGCCGGGATGTCCCGCCACTTCACCCAGACTTGGCTGGGCATCTTCCGCACCATCTGCTGGTACTTGCCGCCGCCGACGGGCATGTTGCAGATCGCGTGATTGGTGTGGTGGTTGAGCAGCACCTGCCAACCGGGTTCGTGGCGGTGCAGCTTGGAAATGTCCTCGAACTCCTTGAACACGTTCTGGTCGGACTTGCCGAGGTTCTCGGTCTCGGAGCGGATCAGCGTCGTCATCGGCACCAGCCCGGTCGAAACCATGACGTACAGATCGCCGCCGAAATTGATAACGCTGTCGTGCGACATCGGCGCGTCGAAGCGGAAAATGCCGACCAGCTTGAAATCGCTCTCGGGGTCCACGCCGGAGTAGATCGCCACCTCGCCGTTCGACGTGAAGATTGCCAGCGCGTCGTCGAGCCCGGTGCCGCCATCCACCGACCAGGTGTACATCGCCATGATGTGGCCGCCGCGCTTGAACATCACGTTGAGCGGAAACAGTTCGACAGCGCCGGTCTTCTGCTGAAGCGGCAGGTAGTACACCGCGAGGTTCTCGCTGTCGGCGAACCACAGCCGGTTCATGTGCGACAGCACCTTGTCGAACTTGAGCGGGTTGATCCACGTCTCGCCGGTGGGGACCGTGACGGTTTCCTTGACGAACGCCGTGCCGTCCCACGACACCACGCCGTCGGCACCGTTGACCATGATGGTGTAATCGGTGTCGGAGAGGTTGCTGAACGACACCCAGGACCAATGATCGAAACCGGCGGTGAAGCCGGTGCCGATTTCTACGCCGCTGGTGTCGTAGAACTTGCCAGCCGACGCCGCCGCGATTTTCTGTGGCTGCCCGTAGTACGGCACCAGCGTGGTGATCGGCGTGGCCGCTGCGATTGCGCCGACTTGCATGTAGCCGGGCCGCACGGTGATGCGGTCGTCTTCGACAACCCAATTGGTGAGGACGGACGCCAGCAGCGGATCGGCGGTGTTGAGTTCGGCGGCACGGGACAAGCCCTTCAGCGGCGCGCTGAAATGCGCGACACGCGCCGCCGCCTTGCCCTTCACCCTGACAGGGGTGCCCCTGGGGTTCTTCAGCGGAAGGAAACCGCCAGGGGCCATTCTCATTGCACGCGCCCCACGTCTTCGTTGAGGTCGAGAACGGGCGCGTTGCGCCCGGCGATCTTGTTGAGCCGCGCGATGAAATCGCGCTGCTCTTCGCCGTACTCAAGGCCCTTGGCTTTCAGGAAGCGGTACTTCAGCCCATCGACGGCGAGCCTACCGTCGAACAGCACCACGTCGTCGTCCGCCGTCGGCCTCGACTTGAAAGTGACGCCAGCGGCGTCGGTCAGCCAGTTGCCGTCGCCAAGCTGGTCCCGGTACGGCGGATCGAGCAGCAACTCGTCGGCGACGTTCGACAGCAGCGCCGCCATCTGCGCGATGTCCTGGTCGGCGGTCCCCACCACGTTGCCGACCGGGCGTTGCACCAAGCCGATTTCCAGCGAGGCGTCGGAGACTGTGTTGAGGACGGTGAGCAGTCTCGGCATTATGCGACCGCCTTCAGCCGGAGACTATCGATCAGGGTGCGCTGCGCAGCCACGGTCTGCGCCGCTTCGGTGAGTTGCTCCTGCATCGCCGCAAGCTGGCTTTGCAGGTTGGTCACGATCTCTTCGTACTGCCCCGCCTTGCTCTGGAGTTCGACCATCTTGGCGGCGCGGTCGGCGAGTTCGATGACATCCGCCGGGATGGTCTTGATCGCTTCGGCACGCCGCTTCTTGCTCACCAGTTGCGCCAGTTGCTCGACGGTGTGGATGTCGCGCACGGCGCACATCTGGAAAATATGCGGCGGGCAGGCGGGCCAGATCGCCAGCGGGTAGCCGACGATCTCTTTCCGGGCCTCGCAGGTCTTGCGGTACATTTCGTAGGGCTCGGGATAATCCGCGAAATCGGCCTCCTCGGCCTCGCGCTCCAGCGACAGGTACGGCGGGCGGTCCATGCGGACGCGGATCGTCTCGCGGAACAGCGGCATCCCGTCGGGACCGCTGCCGTCGCGCTCCCAGCCAGACGAGAAACGCACAAGGGTAGGGGTATCGCTCATCTATTCGCTCCGTGCGGGGAGCGGGGAAAACGGCGGCCACGCTCCCCGCGAGGTGGCCGCCGTCTCTCTCGATGCTCGGTTAGGTGCCGGAGGCCGTCAACCTTCCCTGCATGGAGCGGTTGGACATGGTGAGCGCGCCCATGAAGGCGAGGTGGCGCGTCACAGCGTCCATGTCGGCGCTCTGGTCGGGCAGATCGAGGCTCTCGAAATTCCGGCCAGAGTAGATTTCAAACTTGAGGTACTTGGTGTTCAGGAAGTACGCGCCGGTGATGCCGGTGGCCGCTCCGTCGAACACGATGGGCGCGCTCTTGTACTTCAGCGTCTCGAAGCCGAGGGCTCCGAGTTTCGCATCGGCGTACCGCTGGTTCTCCTGCAAGCCGCTCTCGTAGGTGCCGTAGATTTCGCCGTCGGCCACGATCAGGTCGGGCTTTTCGGCACCGCGGATCAGCTTCATCCACAGTGCGTTCATGCCAGCCTTGAGGGCGGGGTACTGGAGGCCGGTGGCGCGTGCGACGACTTGGAACTGGTTCTTCCAGAACGTCCAGGTTGCCGCGTCGATGCCGCCGACCAGGCCGAGGCCGTCGGGGGTCACGAACGCCTTGAGGCCCGCGAAGGACTTCGCCACCGTGCCGTCGCTGTAAACGGCCTTGGTGATGTTGTTCTTCATGGTGGCTTCGGCGTTGTCGAGCTTGCCCTCCAGCAGGTTGAGGATGCGCTCGCGCGAACGGTTCTTGGCGAGGTCAGGGCCCGAGAGCGTGACCGACGCGACGGCGTTCGCCGGGTCGTAGTGCGCCTCCGAGATCGTCTCCTTGGTGGCGCGGGACAGAAGCTCGGTCCCGATGTACCAGGCGAAGGTTTCCTCGGCGTAGGTCAGCGGGCAGGCGATGGACCGACCGCCTTCGATGACGCGGACGCGGTTGCCCTCGCGCAGCAGCGCGGTGACGGCGTTCGAGTTCGAGACGTTATCGGCAAACTGCTTGTGGTAGTTATTGAGCGTGGTCGCGACGAGTTGGTTGACGGTTGGTTCGGCCATTTAAGGCTCCCATAGGGTTAATACCCAACCTCGTCGGCAGATCGCTCGATTGCATCCCGGATACCGCCTTTTGAAGGTCCGTCAGGGCCGTTGGGACGCGACACGGGAGTGGTGATCCCCCGCGTGTTGCCCCGCTGCGCGCTGCGCGCCTTCGCAAGGTCATGCTGCGTCTGGGCGCGGAACTGCTCTCCCGCGACCATCTGCTTTCTGACTTCAGGGTGAGCCCAGCAGGCGGCTTCGTATGCCTCGCCAATGTCCCGGGTGGGGTTGGCTTTGAACAGATCGAGGATAAGCGGCAGCACGGTATCGAAGTGCGGGCGCTTGAGGCGTCCGTCACTGGTTTTCTCGTCCGCGAAGCCGTCAACCCCCTGTCGCGCATATCTTTGAGCCTGTTGTACGCGAACCTGCTGCTCGGCCTGCTCGCGCTGCTGTATTTTCCCCTCAAGGGCTTGGAGTTTGCTCTCGCTTCTGCCGAATTGGTCGGCGATGTACCTGACTGCCGGGTCCTTCAGGTCCTCTTCCGTGAGGCCCACCGGATTTGGCGGCGGCGACTTGTTCAAAGCGGCAAATATGCGCGCTGGGTCCAGACCCATGCGTTGCGTCAGGTCCACAAGCAGGGTGAACTTCTCCTCCTGGCGCTCCGACGTTCCAAGTTTGTGCCAGCGGGCCCATTCCTGGATCGCCTGAACAGGGTGGAGCCCTGCTTGCTTCAACGCGCCCGAAAGCTGCGGGTCGTTGAAGACCGGCGCAAGCGCCTGCGCGAACTGGACTGCTCCCGCACTCGCCTGTGACTTGCGCGTGAACTCGGCTTCCATATCGCCGTGCCGCTTCAGAAGGAACGATTGCCCTTCCGCCGGGAGCTTGGCGAATGTCGCTTTGTCTTCGGCGCTCCAGTGTTCCGGCGGCTGATTGCTTCGCGCTGCGACTGCTGCGGCGGCTGGATCAGGCTTCGGTGTCTGGTCGGCTACAAGGGTTTTACGCGGGGCTGGATCGAGAGGCTCGATTGCTTCGCCCGGCTGGGGCTCCGATGACTTGGATACCCAACGACCGGTTTTATCGCGCGGTCGGTCGTTCGACGCAAGGGTTTCGTCAGCGGCCCCACCATCTTCAGGGCCCGGGCCCTGGCCTTCAACAGCATCAACAGGGGCCTCGGCAGCGGCTCCGGTTTCGAGGTCATCGTAAGCCTGCTCGGCTATGTCGCGCAGACTTGGCGCTTTTTCGTCGGGCATCGCGGGCTCTCCTGAAAGACGCAGGGGTGTCCCTTACGTCGTAACTGCCTGAACTATGCATGTCCTTGTCGCGCTGGCGGTGCGACGAAATCGGTTTGTCGTCTATCGGCGAGGCGTAAGTCTCAAACGACTGTACGGCAGGGGCCGGAAGATCGGAGCGCGCCTCTTGCGTATCCGCAGGGCGGCGTTTCTTGTCGATGATCTGGCCGTCGTGCCAGACATACGTCGGCATGTCACCGCCCCCCAGGGCGCTCCAGTACCGCTTCGGCAGCCCACATTGCAACTTCGTCGAGCTTGGTGAAGGCCATCGCCATGCAGCGGTTGCCCGGCTGCGAGCCCTCGGTGGTGCCGTCGAGTTCGTGCAGCGCCAGGCGCAGCGTCCACACCACATCCTTGAGTTTGGCGAGCCTGCCGAGAACGACTTGCGAGAGCGGGTACCCGGTCAAGGGGTCCACTGGGACCCCAAGACCGGGCAATCGCATCTGGTCGTTGGGCCTTGAGCTTCCGCCGCTCAAGGCTTCACCGACGGGTAGGGCTGACGGGGCTGGATGGTCCCGTCGCGATAGGTGGTGCCGCCAAAGAAGCCGTAGTCCTTGCCGAGATCGGACAGCGGCACGAACACCGGGTTCATCTTCTCGCCTTTGGCTTCCTGGTGCTGCGGATCGTAGTCGTCCTCCATGTTGGCGGAGTGCGAGTTGGCGAGGGCCTGCATCGCCTCCGCCTGATCCTGCTCGTTGCCGAATTGGCCGCCTTTCCAGTCGGCGGCCACTTCAGCCGCACCCCAGTAGCGGGGCTTGGCTTCGTGCGGGTTGGCTTTCGCCAGCATCGCGTTGGTGATGGGTAACGGGAGTTTCTGCGTCACAGGCCGCTGCTCCTTGGTGGGGTTGTCTTCTCCTGCGGGCCGCCGACGCGCTGCTGCGGACGCTGATCCCGCGCCTTGTTGCGGTTCTCTTCGTCGCGCTTGCGGCGGGCCCCATCCGGGTCGGGACCGTCCACCACGGTGTCGCCGGTGTGGTAGCTGTCCTTGGTGGTGCCGTCGTGGAAGGCGTCACGGATGGCGGCGTCCCGCGCGTCGTTCGGGGTCATGACATCCTCGTCGCCCTGCCAAATCCCTTGCGACAGCGAGGCGCTGACGCTGGGAGGCGGCGGGTTGCCGGTCGGGTACGGCGTGCGCGGGCCGATGCCTTCGTCCTCGATGGTCTTGGCAGGGCCCGTGGTGGAGCGGGCGTCGTCGTAGGGCCCGACACCGGCACGCGGATCGTCGGGGTTATCGGCAGCCTCTTTTTCCTGCTCGGTCAGCAGTTCTTCCGGTGGCACGGTGACGCCTTCGGCTACCGGGCGCGGGCTCGGGTCGCCGGAGCGCGAGAGCGTCTTGTTGGCCGGATGATCGGGGTCCTGGTCCCGGTTGTGGATGGTGTTCGGCGTGTTCGGCTGCTTGTACGGCGGCGGCGTGTTCTTCTTCTCGGCGGGATTTTCGCCGACTGCACCCAACTCCGGCTTGTCCTTGTCCTTGCTGGTCATCTTGCGTCTCCTGCTGGCCTTGCGGCGCGGTTTGGTGCGGGGAGCAGCCTTAACAACGGTCTTCCTCTTCAGTCGTTGCTTGGTTGCTCGCTTACCCATGATTTTATTGCATCCCTGGTGGAGGCCCTGCCATGCCCATCGGCGGCGGGGCCTGCGGTTGCGGAGGCCCTGGCGGGCCCTTGCCGTTCTGTCCCCTGCTGGGGCCCGGCGGTGGACCACCTGGCGGGCCGCCGGGGCCGCCTGGCGGCGGTGGCGGCGGCGGTTGCATGAGAGCCCCGGTCGGGTCCATCTGCATGTACGCGCCCAGCATTTCCTGGTAGCCGTCGATCAGGTCGATGACGCCCCGGCTGTGTCTTACGGGGTGCAGCAGCATCTTAATCATTTCGAGGCTGAGGTTGATAATCATGGGCGGCGGCAGCACGCCCGTGGACAGCAAGCCTTGCGCGGCGGTGAGCGTGCCGCCGACCACCTGCATGATCTGCGCGTTGCTCTCTTTTTCGGTCGCTTCGTCGAACTCGACGGTGCTGTCGGTTTCAACATCGATTGAGCAGAACCGCGCGAAGTCGCTGCGTAAAATCTCCATCACAGCGGGCGTCACGTTCTCGCCGGTCATCTTGGTCAGCGTGTCGGCGTCGAAGTTGCGCGCGATGATGTCGGACTTGAGCCGCATCAGATCGCGCACGAAGTTGGCGACGGATGTCTTGACGCCGGTCATGCGCCCGGTGCCCATCGTGCCCTTGATGCGCTGCGCGGTGGCTGTTTCGTAAGGATTGGTCGAGCCCCGCACGATGTCGCTGATGCCGATGATCTCGTAGATCGCGGCTTTCTGCTGATCGCGCGAGTGGTAAAGCTCCTTGAGCGCGTTGACCCATTCGAGAATGGGCACCAGCCAGATGTGGTTCTGCAAGCCCCCCGACATCAGATCGACGCCATCGACGGGGAGTAATTTGCCGTCGTCGGCGGTGAGAAGATTGGCGATGTCTTTGTTGGCGGCGTTGTAGCCGCCGCGGATTTTGATTTTGGCGGTGAGGTCGCTGATGCGCCGCGAGGTATCATCGAGATCGGCGGCGAGGTTGGCGTACAGATCGTAGAACGCCTTCGGGATCATGGTGTCGGTGGTGACGACGGCGTAAATCGGCTTCGGGATCGGGTAGAAGCCCTGAAGGCCCAGCACGTCGGGATCGACCCGCAGCGCGACACCGCCGCCTTCGCGAATGAGCCAGATCACTTCGCGGGTGGAGCGGTTCCAGACCTCCCACACCATCGCTTTTCTGATGACGCTATCGAGCCTTCCCGCGGTCTTCGGCGGCGAGCCTCCAGCGACAGGGCTCTTGGCGGCGCTCTCTTCGGTCCACTTCAGAAGCTCGCTGAGTTTGCCGTCCTTCTGGTAGCGTTGCAGCTTCTCGTTCTCGCCGAACTCCTTGAGCAAAGCCTGCTCGGAGAACAGGTGGCGGAACGCGATCCACTCGACATCGCCGTGCTGACGCACGGGGTCCATCAGCAGGTCTTCCCAGAACACATACTCGTCATCGACGGTTTCCCAGACCTTGGCTTCCTTGGTGGTGGGCTCGCCGGTAACCGGGTTCATCAACGGGCCGCCCATCACCGGGTCTTCGACCGGGACTTTCTCGATGACGGGCTTCCAGCGCACCCGGCAGACGCCTCTGCCGGGGAGAAGCATGTCCCGCACGGCGGCTTTGACCGCTTCGTGTGAGGCTTCGTCATCGACGACGATTTCGAGCGCCTTCTCCATCACCGACGCGGCGGTATCGATGTCCTGCTGGCGCGGCATCCCGGGCGGCATCGGCGCGGGCTGCGGCACGGTTGAGGGGCCGATGGGTTGCTGCGGCGGCGCGGGCACCATGCCGCCCATCGGCGGGGCCCCTTGGCCCGGCATCGGCATACCGTCGGGGCCCGACATCGCCATGCCGCCGGGCGGCATCGGAGGTCCGGGCGGCATTGGCGGGGGCTGGAGCCCTCCGGGCGGCGCGGGAGGTGCGCCCGCCCCTTGCGGAGGCATCGGCACCGGCGGCGTGCCCGGAGGGCCAGCGCCCTGCGGCGCTTCTACGGCAGGGCCGTTGCCGCCCGGAGGCGGCATCATCCCTGGCGGCAATTCACCTTGCGGCGGCGGAGGCCCCATCCCCGGAGGGCCCATTTGGGGAGGGCCCGGAACCATCGGTGGCGGAGGGGGCGGCGGCGGCACCGCCGATTTCTTGACGAAGCGGGATTTCACAACAGGATCGGGCGGCTTGGTGTAAGCCGCAGGCAGCATCACTTCGGTGTTGGCGTAGAGGATATTGAACGCGGAAGACTGGCCCTGGCGGGTTGCGGCTTGGGCGCGGCCCGCTCTGGGGCGGGTAATGGGAATATCGCCGCGGTAAATCTGGACGACTTCGCGGCCCCTGCCGCGCCAATCCTTTTCGGCACGCTCGGCGTCGGCGAGGGCTTTCTCCCAGAAACTGGTATCGACTTCTTCGGAGGGGGTCGCGGCGGCAACGTCGGGGGCGTCGGGGCGATCCGTCTCGGGGGACCGCAGGTCCGCGCCGGGCGGGCGTTCGTCGCCTTTGCCGTAGGACGTTTCAGCCATTTGGGGGCCCCGTGTCGTTCGCTCATACACCCGTTATTGCAATTCGTCGAGTTTGAAGGCGTTGCTGACGCGGAGCGGGTTGAGGTCCTCGTCGGCCTCGACGCGGGTGCCGAAGGGGCGGGACATGCAAGCGTAACGGATGTCATCGGCGGCGTGGTCCTCGCCTTCGGTGTCGAGGTCTTCCGGGCGGTTCTCGTCGTGCTGCATCATCGGGATGGTGCGGATACTGTCGCGGCAATGATCGACGAAGAAAATCATCGGGTCGCCATCGTCGTCGCCGCGCAAGCGCCAGCGCACCTGGTCCCAGCCGCCCATTCGCTTCGGGGTGGAGACGCGAGAGTTGTCGGCTCTGCGGAAGAACACTCCGTGGCGCGCGAACGTCTCGCCGATGCTGGGGCCCGCGACGACTGCAAAGGCGGAGGGGTCCATGACGCCGTACGCAATGGGCTCGCGGAAGCCCTTGCCGTCGGTTTCGCGGCGGACAAGCTCCTTGGCGACCGCATCGGCAGGCAAGCGGAGCCCTTTGTTCGGAGACGAAGAGCCGTACCACTCGCGATAGCGCACGATGGAGTTTTTGGGCAGGCGCTTTTTGTCGTGGATCATGTCGTCCTGGATCACCGCCCACCACCCTACTGAGAAGGGGGAGGCGGAGCCCCAGTCCATCGAGCGGAAGCGGGTCCAGTGGAGCGGGATGCGGAGCGGCGGTATGACGTGCCGGGTCGGGTCGAACTCGGGAAAGAACGCGCCCTCGATGATGTTCCAGTCGCCGTCGAGCCACGCGCGGACGAGCGCCGGGGAGCCGGAGGCTCTGAGGCGGTTGATGTAGTTCGGGTCGTTATTCAGCAGGCTCGGATTATCGCTTATGCGTGCCGGAATGAAGATGCGGATAAGTCCCGTTTCGGCATCCTTCACAGGCCGGTAGGGCCCGTTGTCGATGATCCAGTTCTTGACCCAATGGTGGCCCGGGCCTCCGGGGTTGCAGGTCGCGCGGAACTGGCAGCGGGCCCCGGATGTGGTCCGCAGGGTCGCGAACAGTCTGAAGATACCAGCAGAAGACGGGTACTGCGTTAGCTCCTCGACGTAAACGCGGGTCAGGCTCCAGCCCTGGTAATTCATGGCATCGGCATCGTTCTCCAGATAGGCCATGTGAAAGACGGCACCATTCTGGAACCTGAACTGTTTCTCTTTGTCTTTCCATTCTGCGGCGCTCCCGTACATCTGACGGGCAACGTCTATGGTGTCTTTTAGGTCCTCGCGAGAGCGTCTGAGCATCAAGCCCTTAGCGGCAGCCCCCCAATCCTCGGAGTGACACCAGAACTCGCCCAAGGATGCGAAAGACTTTCCGCCGCCGCGGGCCCCGCCATAGACGACAATATCCGCTGGGCATGTGAGGAAGTGGTGTTGGGGCCCTGGCTGGGGCTTGAAGCCCGTAACGACCTTCAAAACAGGTCCTCCGCAGGCGGGTATCGTTTAATCCCCCCATTTTCAGGTACCGGTACCCTCATGTCCAAAAGGGGACCCTTTTCCGAATAGTGGGGGGTGGGTGGCGTACTCCCTTGTTGGCTTTCAGCTAATGAACCGGAATGTGCGCCGCTGGTGGGGGTCCCAGTTACCGCCCGAGTTGGGGCCCCGTTTTCGGATCGCCCCCGGACGCCGGTCCAGGCCAAGCCCTTGATTTCATTGGACAATTCAGGGCCCGAGGGCCCGGGCCCTGCGGATCGGGCCTCAAGACCCAAGGGCCCTACATATGGTAAGCCATTGAAATAGCTAGGGATTATGGCACGGGGCTCGGAAGCGTGAATATCGGGGGTAGCGGGGGCGCGCGGAAGCGGGGGATTTGAGCCCCGCTCGTCGAGCGCAGGGCCCAAGGCCCCGAGGCCCGAGGCCTCAAGGCCCGAGGCCTCAAGGCCCGGCAACGCCGGAAGGCCTGCGGCCCAAACGGCCAACGCTTGCTCGGATGGCGCGTCAGGATCGCGGCTCGGCTTCCGGCTGACTTCAATCGAGGCCTTGTCGGTAACGTGGCCATACAGTCGAGCCAACGAAAAGGCCGCGTTGTGGGCGGGGCCATAATCCTCTGCCTGGATAGCCCCATAGAACACGCGTTGCAGCATGTCCGTTACTTGCGGCAGCGTCACAAGGCCTTGAGTAGCCCGCGCTTCAAGAATAAGCGCGGCCCGTTCCTGAATATGGGGCTTATCCCATAGCAGCGTTGCGGCGTCAGTACTGCCTTTGAGAAAGCCCGCCCTATCGAACGCGACACGCAATTGGACGCCATCGCACACCATGCGAACAAAGCTTTCCTCTTTTGCGTCGCGCAAGTCGCGGCCTAGAAAAACGGGCCCGTTCGGCCTGCCTTGCAGGCCTTTATGAATTAACGCAGGCATTGCCTTCACCTATACCGTTGCAAAGCCCCCGAATTATGGACGAAAAGCCCCGAAAGTTAAACCGAAAAAGTTCAATAATCGCAAGGGTTTACGAATTAAACCCCGATAGGGTTTGACAATGGGCCCCCGATAGCAGATATATGGCGCGGGCTATTCCGCCCTTTTTTGGAGACTACCGATGCTTAACCCCGCAACTCAAATCCCGACTTCCTGCCGTGGCACCATTCGCGCGCTTGTTAAGGCCCACACCGACTGGCCGAATTATCTGCGCGACAAGGGCCTAGTGTCGGCTTCCGCTCGCAATGCCGACTTGCTCGACTTCGCTTTGAAGCATGCCGACTTGGCGCAAAAGATTGAGGCCATATTGCAGGGCGCACCTATCGGCGGCGCAACGCAGGCCCCCGAGGCGCTTGTGGACGACAGCTACGGCTATGCCGACATTGCGACGGGACCGGAAGCCCCTGCGGATGCAATGCCCCCCGAGGCCCCTGCGGAAGGCACTGGCGCGCTTTTCGATCTCGACACGGTATTAGCCCCCGTGGATCAGCTATTGGCCCCGCTGCTGCGGAAAGAACTTGCCAGCACACTCGCAAGCGTCATCGCGGCAGCGAATAAGCCCGCCGTCGAAGTCGAGCGCGTTGTCGAAGTCGAGCGCATCGTGGAACTGGCCCCTGGAGAGGCCCCGCGCCCTGCGTCCAGGCCAAAAGCGCGCCGCGACAAGCGCGTTACCTTCCGCGCTCTTTTCCCGTCGAAGTCTGCCGACAAGCGCAACGACGCGCCCCTGACTATGTGGGCGGGGGCGAAGTCGCCGGAAGTTGATCCTAATTACGTTGTCAATAAGACGCAGATGCATGCCTTGATGACGGCAATAGAGCGGGCCGTTAACGCTTGGCTGACGGGCCCTGCCGGAACGGGAAAAACCACTATGGCGGAATACGCGGCAGCGGCCCTTGGCAGGCCCTATGTCCGCATCGGCATGACACGGCAAACTGAAATCGCCGACCTAGTTGGGGGCCAAGGCCTGCACAATGGCGCTACCGTTTGGGAGGATGGTGTGCTTATCGCGGCAATGCGCCAGCCCGGGACCGTCATCCTTTTTGATGAAGTAACCTTTGCACCGCCTGACGTGCAATCCATTGTCCAGCATGTCGCGGATGAACACCGCGCCTACACGTTGCCTACCGGCGAAACGGTAAAGGCAGCGGATGGTGTGGTGTTCATGGTTGCCGATAACACCGCCGGTTCCGGCGATGAAGGCGGGCTTTATGCCGGAACTAACGTCAGCAATGCTGCGCTTGTGACGCGCTTTTCCAGGACAATTGTCGTGGATTATTTGACGGCAAAAGAGGAAGCGCAAGCCTTGGCGAATAGGACGGCATGTCCCCTGCCTGCGGCTCGGCACGTTGCCGACTTTTTTGCCCAAGCGCGCCGCAATGCTTCCTTGCAAGGCGTGGTTTTATCGCTGCGTCAGATGATTGGTTTCGTCCAGTGCGTACAGGACGGCATACCGGCAGCGGAAGCGTTCAAGCTGGCTATCTCGAACCGGATGCCTGCCGTCGAGCGCGCCACCATTGAAGTTCTAGCCGACTTGGCATGGTCCAGCACATTTGACGCGCTAATCCAGGGAAAAGGCGTCCCTGCCACGCCTTCCGATAGCGCGGCGTCCCAAGCGTTTGCCGATAACGCTTTCTGACGGGGGCGCGGGGGAGTTGACAACTAAACCCTAAAAAGTTAAAACCGGCCCGGTTTTATCGCTTCGGCGGCAAAACCGGGCCGATTGTTTTTAACCACTAACACAAGGAAACCTAGCAATGTCATATACTTATCCCGAGGCCTTGAGCGCCCTGGAAAGCGTTGCGAACGACTATCTGCGCCTATTGCGTCCGTCCGTTCGCGTCCCTGCCTGCCTGATTACGAACCCTAGTGTCGAAACGGCGTCAGTCGTTTGGGATAGCTACGCGGTAACGATTTGCATGCCTGTTAGGCCCGCGACTACCGTTATGTCGCAGGCAGAATTTGAGGATTGGACTGCCTACCTTTTGCATGAACTCGGCCATCCTTCCTTTACCGACAAGGATGCATGGGTGCGGGCCGTCCAGGCGGGCCATGCGAATATGGTCAATTCGTTGGAAGACGTGCGGATGGAACGGGCGCTAATCGCTTCCGGCATTGTGCCCAATGCGAAAAAAGTACTCTCCCGGCTTGTGTCGCGCAAAGTCGCGGAAGCCCGCGCCAATGGCTGGCGGCCCAATGCGCGCAAAGAGTTTGCCTGGACAGCTTGCGTGCTAGGCCGAGCGGCAAATGGATATGCGCTCAATCCCGACGATATGGCCTGGATTGCATCGCAGATTAAGCCCGGTTCTACCGTCGCCCAAATATTAGTTTGGGCCATGCCTGCGCTCGACGCTTGCGCGAATACCGATGATTGCCTTGCCTTGGCAAAGCGTATCGCCAAGGCATTAGCGGCCCCCGCAACGGCAGGCACAGGCGACAAGGGCCAAGGCGACAAGGGCCAAGGCGACAAGGGCCAAGGCGACAAGGGCCAAGGCGAAGGCCAAGGCGACAAGGGCCAAGGCGAAGGCCAAGGCGAAGGCCAAGGCCAAGGCGAAGGCCAAGGCGAAGGCCAAGGCGAAGGCCAAGGCGAAGGCCAAGGCGACAAGGGCCAAGGCGAAGGCCAAGGCGAAGGCCAAGGCGAAGGCCAAGGCGAAGGCAACTCGGGCCAAGGCAAGGGCCAAGGCAAGGCAGGCAGGGGCGCAGGCGGCGCGGATGACGAAAAGCCCGTCACCGCCGACGATATGCTGGCAAACAATAGCTTGGCCCCCGCCCTGGCAGGCAAGAACACCGGCGACAGAACGGACCATGCCGTTACCGACATTGTGCGGCATGCCCAAAAGCCCGCAAAGCCCCGCACGTTGCCTGCTGGATACGCTAACGGCAGCGTGGCCAAGCTAACCACGGCAGCGGCTCGGGCTTCTAAGCAACGCGCCCTGCTGGCCCGCGCCCTGCGCGCTAATGCCGTTGATAGCTATCAGCGTGGCAAGCGCGCGGGACGCCTGGACCGTCGCGCCCTAGCCCGCACGGTAACGGGGGCCGACAACGTATTCGCCAAGCGAACGGTAACGCAGGGCTATGATACGGACGTTTGCATCCTGCTGGACGCAAGCGGCAGCATGGCAGGCCCCAAAATGAGCGCGGCCCTTGAAATGGGCCTAGTCGTGGCACAAGCGGCAGCA